CCTGGCCTTTATGTAATCAAAAAGGCCCTGCTCGGTCATTGTTGAGTTTTCCATTTACCGTCACTGCCGAGTACTTGCCATAGAGGGTCGCACTGCGTATTTTTGTTATTTTGAGTGCATCGCCAAGCGGCCCACTCTTTACCGGTCTTAGCGCTTGTACCCTCAGCCCATACTCTCGTACCGTGTACGCATCGAGGAGGCTCAGCCGGTAACTCACCGCCTAGCCCTTGTTGGATCTCAGCTATAGCCGTAGCCATAGTCGGTATACCCTCGTTACTAGCTTTAGTACTCCAAGGATCCGGATCAGCGAGCGCGGCCTCTACCTTTTGCATATCTTGTACGGTAGGTCGAGCGTGTTCGCTTGGCGTTAAAAGGCCGATAACTCTACCGTAGGCGCTAGTTATGCAGTCCTCTATGAACCATTTTTTCATATTTTGCGGCAGTGTCGCCACGTTGCCAAACGCATAATCTACGGCGCTTGGTACTGCATCCTCGTACTCACGGTACGCCTCAGCCTTTACAAGGATCGTACCCTTTTCTAGGTTTATGTCCTCGATGTATGCAATTAATCGCCCGGATGGAAACTCAACTCTAAAACGCTTTATCCGGCTATTAACGTCCTCGTAGTTATCCATAAATCCCATTATCGGACCAAGCCTTTATCCTTGAGAGCTTGAGCTATAGCTCTACCTCTTAGGTAACCCTCGCTATGGCCCTCACGGTATCCAAGTGTGTACGCAGCTTTAATAAACGCTGCCATAATTGCCGTTACTGCAAAGACTATTAAAAAGTCTGCACTATTCATATATCGCCCTTTGTTAAGGCCGATGAGGCTACTATCCGAGTAGCCCTCTCGGCGTGTGTAGTATCAGTATGTAGGCAGATACCGACATATAGCAACTACTGCGCGAGGCGTGTCTCTAATAATATTTCGTAAATCTTGTCTATCTTGGCATCCATACGCTCTTGCTTAGCCTCGATGTGATCTATACGGCCGCGTAGGTTATGTCCACCGTTACCGTCCGGCTTAAGCTCGGATAGATAAAACTTAACAAAGTGTCGGATAAGCCCAGCCCCCAGCCCCAAAATAGTAAAGCCCCCCAAGGCGATACCGACTGCGAGCTGAGCCTTTTCCATTACTTAGAGCCTACGCCTAACTGCTTCTCCGACGGTTGGACGGCTTTTAGTAATGGCCCGATTAGCCCAGCGATAAACGCATTAGCTAATACTTTTGGATCTGTAATACCGGATAGGTACAAAGCTCCTACGCAGGCTGCAGCTGAGCGTAGGTATGACTTACCGGCTGCGATTAATTGCTCTTTCATTGTTACTCCCTAGTGCCCTTAGAGATTTGTCTAACTATAAACCTAAACTCTGTATTAAGGCTTTAGCCTTGGCCGATGAGATTTCTACCTCAAAGTGCATATCGTCGGGCCTGCTCTTAAAGTCGCCGCCCCACTTAAGGCCGTATTTTTTAGCTAAAGCTCTTAGCATCGGTATTTTCTCAGGCGGAAACGTGCCGGCTTTACCGAGGGGGTGCTTTGTAGCGTTTAGATCGATCGCCGTACCGGATGAGTGGCAACTTAAACGGTCAGTAGATCCGCGCACCATCCTAAAAGCGTAGCCCCAGTCATCGTATGTACCCTCATCGATCGGCTCGATGAGTGTATGAAACTCGGCGGCAAAAGCGGCCAAGAGCGGGCCCACGCTCTCGGCACACTTAAGCTTACGATCCGTACCCTTTACCGCGTAGGACTTTATTTTTATCTCGTCCGGATCTTTAGAGGCCGGGTAGCCATTGTAGCTATTCAGTTTGATCGGAGGGATCATCTGCGAGATCGATTTCCTCTATTAAATTGTTATTTGGCTTTTTTGCATCAAAGCCGCCAAGGCCATAGGTAACTGATTTCATTTTATACCGCCCTAATTGCAGTCATTATGCTAAGTGTTGTCGATAATGCAGGGGAAACGGCCGTTGCAAATCCAGAAGTGACATTTACACTTTGAGAAAAACCCTCAAAAGCGTTAGCGGTGCTAATGTTTGTGCGGTTTGCTCCAAGAAGGGGATTACCTGCCGAGTTGCTATATCGATAAAACGTATTTGTCGTCGCGGCTGTAACCGTATTGGCTGCCATAAAATAAATACCCGGCGATAAAGATTGAGAAATCGTTATTGCGGACATAGTGCTAGCCGCTGTTATGGCTACTGTTCCAGCATCTAATAATACTGTCCCCGGTGCTCCATTAGAATTATTATAGATCCCAAGTCTTACCGAGGCAGTGCCGGAGAAAGACGTAAAAGACATACAAGCAATACGATCAAAAGTCGTAGTAACCGGTACTAATATGGGCAGATAATAAGTCGTGTTTACAACAGCCGTTGACCCGCCAACACTTGAACCGGGACTCAAGTAGTAGCTACCGGATATAGGCGCAGTGGCCGGTATTACGTTAGTATTTGTTATCCACGTAAAGTCCATATCGGTAGCTGAGTTTTTGCTTAGCACTTGTGCAGTAGTGCCACCTTTAAGATCAAGTAACGAGGCATCGATTGAGTCACCGAGAGCCTCGATAGCAGTTGCTCCATCTTTTACATAGTCGGTCGACGTGGGAACGGGCCAGCCAAAATTAGGCGTAGTAGTTGCCATTAGGTTAAACCTCCATAAGCATTTTGCCAGATAAGAGTAGCATTTACCCCAGTCCATATAAGGGAGGCCGGAATAACTGTGTCCCACTGTGGCGCGATCAGTGAGAAATCTGTAGGGCTGAGAGTAAGGGTTAAATCCACATAACCCGGAGTAGCTCTAATAGCGTAACCTTCTACAAAGCCGTTAAAAGAACCATTAAACATATTTATAGGTAGATCGTTTATAACCATCGGCTCGCCAAAAAAAGCATCTATAAGCTTATCTCGCTCGGCATCGGGTAGATTAGAGTTATCAAGCCTAAAGCTGATGCTCTGTAGCTGCTCTCGAGGTATTGCTCGGAGGCTTAACTCTCGCTCCATAAGGGTATTAACATCGGCTAGGTTATGCAGATTAGTTGTAACTACGCGCTGATATCGCCCATAATTAAGTACGGAGTCAGCATCGAGGTCGGTAGCTTGGCTAGCGTAATTATTACCGTAATTATATACTAAAGAGTTACGTATTTTGCCTATTTGTAAAATTGTTTTGACCGTAGAGGGTATAGCGTAATTAGCCGAAATAGTAGTATAGCCGTTAGCGGCTAGGTAGGCGTTACGGTGATCTGTATCGGCATAACAAACGCGCCCCTCTCGGTCCTCGTATAACTGCCCTTGTGCGCTTTGTGCTATTTGAGCGCATAGGTTATAGCTGCTAGCCGGCTCAGCTGACCTAGCGATCATCTCGTAGAGGCCCGGCTGATCGATTTCGCCAAGCCCTACGTTCTCTGCATTAGCCCACGTAGTCAAAGGATTATAATTTATCCACTCTAAAGCCGGTGCTACCTGTGACCAAGTGTTTAATAAAAGATCGTTCAGGATATCGTAAATCTGATTGCCGTCCTCATCCTTAGCTAAGGCATCGGGAAAAAGCGCCTTGGTAAGCTTAGATAAAGATCCTACGGCCAATATATTACCGATTGTTATAAAGCCGATCTCCTCAGGCGATCGTACGGATATACCAAAATCTGATACCTCACCGCCAAAAACGGGTACATACGTCCCGGCGCTATTTTTGAGCTCGAGGGTAAGGGTATCGGTTACGTCAATATCAAAAGGCAGGTTAGTAAGGTTTATAATTTCCATACGTGCGTATCCGGCGTTGCACTGTAGGTCGATATCATCGCGGCCCGTAGCCATATTAAGCGATAATACGTTATCGTAAACTGTAGTGCCTACCGTGATCCTCCACTCGGGGAGCCAAGTACTCATATCGCGTATACTCCCGAGCCCCGGTTCACTGAGGTACCTCTATAGCTCGACTGGTTAAGAATATCCTCGACTGCTCTAGCAATAGCTTCAGGATCTCCTACGCCGGCGTTAATCGTTACCTCTACGCTTTGACCGGGAAAGCCCATAGTAGGGTTATAGCCGTAATTAGGTTGAGGAGCTAGAGGAGTTATAGGAGTCAAATTAGGATTTACCCCGGCTATTACCCCATCGGCTAAACCTTTATAATTGCCACGTAGATCCTCTAAACCAAGGCCACCGCCGCCACCGCCCATAACATTGGTAGGTAACTCCTCTCGGGCAATAGCAAAAGGTCCCATAGTCGTAGACGGTCCACCCGGTTTAGCCCAGCTAGGAGGCGTAAAATTAGGCACCGGAGTCCCTATGAGAGGATCTTTAGCATTTAATAGCCCGAGATATTGTTTAAGATCGGCAAGGCGTTTAGCATCGGCCTCGGCTTGAGCCTTGGCTACTCGCTCAATTCTTGTTAGTTCGGCAGACTCGAGCAGTAAATTAGCCGTAGTGCCTGCGCTAGTAGTTTTACTAATAGAGGCAAGCCGAGCTATCTCGGTTAGTTGGATCTGTACGCGCTCGTTATAAGCCTCTTTAACCATTAACGTACCGGCAGCCGTAATCGCGGCGTTATATTTCTTAAACGCCTCCTCACGTGCTAGCTCTTTATCGCCTTCGGCCATTTTGCTACCGTTAATAACCTTAAGCTCTGTTAGTAGCTGAGTGTTAAGAGCTTGGAGCGTAGCGTTACTAATAGTAGTAACTCCAGCTAAACGCTCCATATCCGCGTTTTTTTGGAACTTAGCGAGCTCGTCGATTTTCTTTAAAGCTGCATCGCCTTTGTCCTCCTCGATCAGCATAAGCGCCTCGAGGCGTAGTTTTGTCTCTTTGTCGTATGTAGCTTTAAGAGCTGCAGCAAGCGAGATCCGGGTGCTATCAAAAACGGCCTCGGCTTTAGTAAGGGCTATTTTAGCCTTTTCTGCTTTAGCCGCCTTGGCCTGAGCTGCCGCTAATTCTTTTTGGCGTTTAATTGCGGCTAACTCGTATGCCTTACGGGCAGCCTCGTCGGCTGCGCTTGGATAAATACCTACCGCCATCGATCCGACGTAGCCCATTTTAATACGATTAAACGATGCCTTAAACGCCTTTTCTTGAGCATCGATAATCCGTACTACTTGATTTTCGTAATCATCAAACGGATTTAATGAGGCTAAAATAGCTTGGTCGCTTGTTAGATAATAAAGTTTCTTAAATCCAAATACGGCAGTAGCGACCATATCGGCAATTTTTACGGATAGGTCCTCGATTTTGCTTACAAACTCTTGAGGATCTCCAGCCGCAAAAGCCGATACTAAAGCATCGACTAAAGCGCCGCCGATTTTCTCCTGGGCTTCTCCAGCTGCATTTGAGATTAGCTCAAACTTACCGGCATAAGTCTCTAAGTAAGTTGCATTAGATCCGGTAAACTGTTTATTTAGTTTAGCCTGTATCTCATTAAAGCTCATCGCCTTTAGTTCGGCTTTAGTTAGGCCGAGATTATATTTAGATAAACTCTTAGTTTGCCCTAGGTAGGCCGCACTCAAATCGGAGACTACGGTTTCGTACTCCACGCCCGAGCCCCGGCTTATGTCGAGAGCCTGAGTTAGGAGCTCTTGAGATTTAGTTAGGGAGCCCGTAGTTTGTAGTAATTGTTGCATCGCTGGCCGTAGCTGGTCATCGGTAACGGCGGCGGCCTGAGATAGATCGGATATAAACTGCTCGATCTTAGGAGTCTCAAAAGCCATCCCGAGATTTTCTACTGACTTAGCTAGTCTAAACGCAGCCTTTTCATCCTCTATAAACGCTTTGGACGCAGCTTTACCAAAAGCGATTACCGCTTTAAGGCCGAGAGATATACCTAGAGCTGCGCCTAATTGCTTAACGCCTTTACTTAGGCTCTTTACTTGCTTCTCGCCTTTAGCGAGGGCTTTACCGTCCCACGTGCTAACTGCGCTTACGACTAAGCTAGGTAGATTACGCGCCATTTATGCGGCCTTTGTGTAGGAGCCTTGGTTAAAGGCTTTAACGGTATTTTCGATAGCTTTAATTACTGCCGCCTGAGCTTTACCCTGATCCTCGGCCCACGCTCTAAAGATCATACGGCCGCGCTCCTCGCGCTTATTGCCATAAAGAGGCCCCATACGACTAATAAAGTGCCCACCGGCTCCGGGGTTATTAGATTTACTAGCTGCCGATCCGCCCGGGTTGGTACGTCCAGCGGTCTCATAGATCGCGCCGGCAGCTGACTTATTAGCTACGTAGTACAAAGCTCGCCATCCATTTTTATTACGCTCACCGGCAGGCTGCGAGTAGTAAATACCTTTACGTACGGTTGAGTAATCATAGAGAGGAAAACGTCCAGTACCGCCATCGACGTTTTTACTCCAGCTATAAAGGTTATCCGGTTGAGGCGATGGAGCATACCCTCGAGCTTTGTCCCGGATAGGGATCATTACTGCGCGTATCTGCTTATTCATCTCTTTAAGTAGTTCGGGATCTACTTTACGGATAGCTTTTATGGTTGCCTTAACGCCTTTTACTTCTACTGGCATATCGCTCGGCCTCCTTAGCTTGATCGTTTAATACTTGTACTAACATTTTATACATTTCTGTATCGAGATCGAGTACTGACTGAGGCGAGATCCCTAACCTAATAGATAACTGGGCTATCTGATAAGTAAGGGAGTCTCGCCCTAGTCTAAAGGTTCGTCGTCTAGGACCTCGACCTTTACTAACGTATCGAGAAAATCAGCTCCAAAGTTTTTAACTACCACTCCAGCGCTACGTAAGCACTCGTGAGCCAGCCAATAAACGTCGGTCTGCTTTTGGTCCTCGATAAAGGCTTTATGAAAACCTTTTTTTGCATAGAGCTCAAAGGCATACTCGATCCGAGGAGTAATCTGGTGCTCTGTTACTTCTCCGGTAGCCCTTGTTATTTTGAGTCGTGCCATTTGTTGCCCCTTTGTTAGTTGGTTATACCGTAGTGTCCACTACGATAACTGAGTTACAAGTAAACGTAATTGATTGAGTAGAGATATCTCCTACTGCGCCGTTAATATCTGTAGTGTTATTAACTAGAACCGTAGTCTGATATTCAGGGTTAGCCGCTGAAATAGCTGCGCTTGTCTGCTTAAGTGTTAGAGGGACTGTAGTACCCCAAGCTGCTTGCAAGGTCTGCAAGACTTCACTAGCTGCAGTATCGTTTAGAAAGTCCAGCGTGACGGTCGAGGTTTCCAAACCCTTGGCGTAACGTCTCGAGGAGTCTCCCATCGCGGTGACCTCTAATTCCTCAAATACGCGGTTAATAGTTGCACTTGTTACGTGATCGGATAGGTCTACCGAGTTAAGGGTTACGACCACTCCATTTGATAAGAATACGGCCATTGACCTATTCCTCGCTTTCGGTTGTAGTTGGTATTGGTTTTACTTTTGCTACTTTGACCGGTTCAGGCTCGTCTACGATCTGACCGATCTTTCGCAAAAACTTTAGGTCATCCTCTGTATATGGCATTTATTAACTCCAGCTCGTGAGTATTGAGATATTAAAATCAGCGGTAAGTAGATCCCCACTTTGTACGCTAAGTACTGTAGGAGCCGACATACTGCTAACGTTCATTACGATATTTGAGGCAGCGAGTTTATTAAAGACTGCTACCGCTAGGGTTTCGATCCCGTTAAGGTTCCCGTGATTG